GCTGGGCAAGCACCGGCAGCGGTGCGGGGACAGCATGAGCGCCACAGACATTGACGCGCTGATGAACGGGGAGCGCGCGGACTTGCTGTTCACGTCGCCTCCCTACGCGCAGCAACGGGACTACGGTGCGGCCAAGGAGAAGGTGGGCGATTGGGACGCGCTGATGCAGGGCGTGTTCTCGGTGGCCCCTGTGAAGGACGGGGCGCAACTGCTCGTCAATCTCGGGCTGGTGCATCGCGAAGGCGAGTGGCTGCCCTATTGGGATGCGTGGATTGCGTGGATGCGGGAGGCGGGATGGAGACGCTTTGGCTGGTATGTTTGGGACCAGGGGCCGGGACTGCCGGGGGATTGGAACGGACGGCTTGCGCCGTCGCATGAGTTCATCTTCCATTTCAACAGGGATGCACGGCGAGCGAACAAGACCGTTGCTGCGAAGCACGCAGGAAAGAAGAACCCCGGAACCGGGATGCGTGGAAAAGACGGCAGGGTTGGCGGATATACGGCTATCGACAAGAATGTGCAGGCGTTGAAGATTGCCGACAGTGTGTTTCGCGTCATGCGGCACAAGGCACGCGGAATCGAAACGAAGCACCCTGCTGTCTTTCCCGTCGCTCTGGTCGAGGAAGCATTCGCAGCCTACTCGAAAGAGGGCGATGTTGTCTTCGAGCCGTTCTGTGGCTCGGGTACTCAGATCATCGCCGCAGAGAAGATGGGTCGCCACTGCTTCGGCTCCGAGATGGACCCGGTTTATTGCGACGTAGCCGTGCGCCGGTGGCAGTTGTTTACGGGCGAGCAGGCGACGCTTGAAGGCGATGGCCGCACGTTCGAGGAAATCAGCGAGGCACGCTACGACTGGTCGAAAGACAGCGCCGCATCCTATGACGCGGCCATCGCCGCGAAACGAGAGCAGTATGAGCGAGAAGCAGCCGAATAAGGGCGGCAGGCCGTCTCACAAGCCAACGGACGCGGCCCGCAAGCAGGTCGAGAGCATGGCCGGCTACGGCATCCCCGCCGATGACATCGCCATGTCGCTGGAGATATCCAAGCCGACGCTCATCAAGCACTATCGGCGCGAACTGGACATGGGCCACATCAAGGCCGACTCGGCGGTGGCGCAGTCGCTGTTCAAGAAGGCGACGGGAGACGGGGCGCAGGCAGTCACCGCGGCGATATTCTGGGCCAAGACCCGCATGGGCTGGAAGGAGACGGTTGTCAACGAACACTCCGGCCCGGGTGGCGGCCCGGTGCAATTCTCGTTCAAAACGATCTACGAGCAGCGTGGAGATTGAGCGTCGGGTACGCTGGTATCAGCGCCCATTCCATGAATATCTGGTCAACGGCGGCAAGCGCGCAATCGAGATAGCGCATCGGCGTTGGGGAAAGGACGAAATCACCCTAGGGGCTACATGCGAGTTGGCGCACAAGCGCATTGGCTCATACTGGCATTGCCTCCCCGAATATGAGCAGGCGCGCAAGGCGCTCTGGACGGCGATCAACCCGCATACTGGCAAGCGGAGGATAGACGAGGCGTTTCCTCCCGAGCTACGCGAGAGCAAGGATGAACAGCAGATGTTCATCAAGCTCAAATGCGGGTCGACGTGGCAGCTTGTGGGCTCCGATCGATACAACAGCCTGGTTGGTGCCGGCATCTGCGGCGTGGTGTTCTCTGAGTGGGCTTTGGCTAACCCCAGCGCCTGGGGCTACATCCGGCCGATGATCGAGGAGAACGATGGCTGGGCCGCGTTCATCACAACGCCGCGCGGGCGCAACCACGCCAAGGCCATGTACGACATGGCGAAGGCGGACATGGAGAGCGGAGGCCGCTGGTTCGCTGAAATCAGCAGCGTTCACGAAACGGGGTCGCTTTCGCCCGCGCAGATTGCCGAGAGCCTTAAGGAGTACATCGCCCTCTATGGCGAGGACGTTGGAACAGCCCAGTTTCAGCAGGAATACGAATGCTCGTTCAACGCGGCGATCCTCGGCGCCTTCTACGCCAAGGAAATGCTAGCGGTTCGCAACAGCGGGCGCATTCTGGAATTTGAGCCGGACGACGCTTACCCGATCCATACGGCATGGGACATCGGCGTTCGGGACGACACGTCAATCTGGTGGTTCCAGGTTGTCGGTGGCCGGCCGATCATTCTGGACTGCTACACGGCCTCGGGGGCTGGCGTCGACCACTTCGCCGAGGTGATTGAGAAGCGAGGGTACTCCCGCAAAGGCTCGTTCGATTACGTGCCGCACGATGCGAAGGTCAAGGAGTGGGGGTCTTCCCGGACGCGCATCGAATCCATGATGTCGCTGGGCTTGAACCCGCGCCTTGTGCCCTCGGCTAGCAAGGCGGACGGCATCAACGCGGCTCGCATCACGCTTAAGACGGCGGTGTTTCACTCGCGCTGCGAGACAGGGATATCGGCGCTGGAGCAGTACCGCCGGGAATGGGACGACGAGCGGAAGGTATTCCGGGCGACGGAAGTGCATGACTGGTGTTTCGTTGGGGAGACCGAGGTTGTAACGCGTTACGGAACGTGTCAGATTAAGTCCTTGCCAAATCAAGGAGAAGTTCTGACGCCATGCGGATGGAAGCCCTACTTAAACCCGAGGGTGACGCGTGCAAATGCCCCACTTGTGGAGGTGGTGTTCGCAGACGGACTTACGGTGAGATGCACGCCGGATCACATGTTCATGACGGAGGGCGGGTGGATATCCGCCGAACGCCTCGTGAAGGGTTCATTGATCCAGTCGTGCTTGACGCCATCACGCAGTATTTCAATGGCACTCTCTACCGCCTGTATCCTAGCGACCGATACTTTGCGAAAGGCGGCTCACGCCTTCATAGAGATGTTTGGAAGGATGCCTTCGGTCAAATTCCGGTCGGGTGTCATATCCACCACAGAGACGATGACCCATCCAACAACCAGCTTTGGAACCTGGAATGCCTGCCGGCCGACGACCATCTTCAAGAAACGCTGGCAAGCCGGCGCAGCAGGGGTTGGAAAACAAGGTTCAACGAAACGGCTCGTGCAAGAGCCGCTGACTGGCATAGGTCAGAAGAGGGTAAGCTTTGGCACAAGCGCCACGCTGAGCGAACACAAAGTTGGACAAAGTGGAAGCGAGAAGACAAGCCTTGCGTTCATTGTTCGACAGTTTTTAAAGCGCTTGTTCGGAAAAGCGGGGCGTCTCAAAAGTTTTGTTCCGAAAACTGCAAAATGGCGAACTATCGCCAGCGTAAGAGAGCTGAACTTTAAGGAAGACGTTTGGTGCATCACGGTCCCTGGAGTTGAGGCTTTCGCCCTTAGCAACGGGGCCGTGGTTCACAATTGCTCGCACCTTTCGGACGCATTCCGCTATCTGTCGCTATCTTGGCGTGAGGTGGCGCCGAAGCCGGCGGTTCCAATTGGCGGCGTAGACCCTTTAGGCCGCGCCACCCCGATGAGCAAGCCGTTGCCCAAGCCGCTCCAAGAAATGAGCTATGACGAAATGCACCGGGCGATGCCCAAGAGAGGCCGGGAACGGTTATGACGTGGATCAACGCCTAATGCCCGTACAGCTCAGCCTAAAGCAGCTCGCTTTCATCGGCGAGGCCGCCACCCGCTTGCCCGAGGACGAAGTGAAGTCGGCGCACATCGAAGTCTCCCCGAACAGCCTGAACATGCGGGTCTACACGATGGATGGACGGGGCACGCTGGTTCACATGACGGCAAAGGAAGAGACGCAGGCGACGATGGTGCAGGTGCGGGAACTGGCGGCGGATCGCGTGGCGAGGGTCGGCTAAGTGATCGATCCGTTCCCTGCTGCGGACGCTACGCGCGAGCCGGTTCCCGGCGAACAGCCGGAGGTCAAGAGCGCGTCGGCGTGGATGGACGAAATCCGTCAGGCGGACAAGGACAGTCAGAAGTGGCGTAATCGCGCCAAAAAGATCGTCAAGATCTACACCGAGGACCGCAGCGACAGCCAGCGCATTGACAAGCAGTATGCGATGCTGTGGGCGAACACGGAGGTGATCCGCCCGGCAGTTTACACCCGTGAGCCTAAGCCCGTCGTTTCCCGGCGCTTCAGCGACCGCGATCCGGTGGCCAAGAGCGCGGGTGAAGTGCTTGAGCGCTCACTGTCCAGCACGTTCGACCGTTCCAATCTGGACGCCTGCATGCGTCTGGTGCGGGATGATTTCGTGCTGGTGGCGCGGGGCACGGCCTGGGTTCGGTACGAGCCGAGCTTTATCGAGGTGCCGGCCGACGCGCAGACCGGGCTTGAGGCTTACGAGCAGCTTCAGGACGAAACGCTGGCCTACGACTTTGTGCCATGGCAG